TTGTGATGAAGTTAAATTCTTCTTCCGTAAATTTAAGATTTAACTGTCTGTTCCTTGTTCTGTTCTGCATAAATTTTCCTCTTTTCGGTTTAAATTTTTGCGTAGCAAAACAACAGGGGGATTGGGGGATTTTCCACCAAACAGGTATTAGGGTGTATGGTCAGAACTTTTGCTTCGCAAAAGTCGGCTTTCAGCCGACCGCATTCTTGCGGTTCAGCCCTAACAAGCTGTCGCAGAGTTGACACAATTCGGCGTTTTCGGAAAGTAAAAATTGCAAATTTTTTCTGCACCGAAAATGCCGAGTGTCTACCCTGCGGCTATGCTTGCAAATTAGCGAATTTTAGATTTTAAGTTTGGATTTTTCAAAATCCGTAAAAATTGTCTTGTGATTTTAAGATAAACCTATTTTACCGTTTTGTCAACAGCAAAAACAGATTTATAGCATAAAAACAAATTTATTTTATATTACGAAAAAAAACAAAAATTTTTTTCAAAATCGTTGCCAAAACGCAGTGTTCAAATTGTTTTATTAATTTAGAAGGAAATAAAAAAGGGAAATATTTCCTTTGCATAAATACTAATCACTTTATACTCATTATTCAAAAAATTATGAATACGGAGGACAAATAAGTGCATTTGGAAGATGAAAATATGAAGTCTGCTATGGAAAAGGAAGTTGAACAGAGATTCGATTCCTATATCAAAACGGTTATCCATAACGCAAAGACTAATTACAAAAAACACGAAAGCAGAGGTTGGCAAAATAAAACAATGTTTCTTGAAGATATTCCTGAGTATGGTTATTTGTGTGATAACTTTGATGCGGAAATATTCAAAATCGGTAACTATGAGTTTGAAGTAACCAACACCGATTTAGCCGAAGTGCTTAACAGTATGGCTGTTGATTTAAGAAATGTTGCAATATTGGCTTTTATGGGCGGTTTTTCCGATGATGAAATTGCCCTTATTCTCAATATGAAAAGACGGACCGTAAACGAACACAGGCATAGAGCCTTAAAAATTTTAAGGGAGTGCTTAAAGTGAAAAGAGATTACGAAAGATATCCAAAACTAAGCTATTCGGAAATAGTTGCTGTTGTAACCGGTAATGTTGATTTTGAAACGGTTATGTGTACCTATGAAAAGTACATAAACAAAATTTGTACAGAAATTTTTTGTAAGGAAACAGGCGAAAAAGTTTACTTTATTGACGAGGATATGAAGCAGTTTATTTATCTCGTTATGTGCAGTGCCATTGTAAAATTCAAGTTTTAGGAAGTACCAAGAGTATAAAGTGATTTTTGTATTTTTTATAAAGCACATAATTGAAAATTGATTATATGCTTTTAGAAAATACAAAAAAGATATATATGCACATTGACAACTGAATATTTAAAATATCGGCACAAAAAACTTTGTGTGAGCGGTTATAAAAGATATGCCAAGACTGCCTGTTCAATATAATGTTTAGGGAGGAACTTAACGGAATTGTAAACGAGGAAACTTGTATTATGGCAAGTTGAAGTAAAGGCACGAGCAAAAAATATCTTGTTGTAAATTTGATTTCGGCAAAATCAAAAGCGATGATGCACAAAGGGATAATGATACTTGCAGACTACCTGCTCCGTCACAAGATAGGGGGAAAGCTGAGATGCTTATGTGGTTGCCACACCAACCGATATTTTTTTGAAGTTTTGATTTATAAAAAATCAACGGGAGGATGATGAAAATGGATTCATCAACAAATAAACTTGTGGATATTGAAACAATTTCAATAGACAAAAATTTAAGTACGGCAGAAAGAGTTGAAAGTTTTTTAAGACAAATCAAAGATCCATATCATTTCACTTGCAAAGGAGTAAGTGTAACCGTATCATTTGATAAAAACGGTGGAACTCTTGAGGAAAATTTGAAAAATTATTTTAAGGAAACACTGATTAAGTCACTAAGATAGGTTTGAGGTGATTTATCACACTTATTTGTCAAAGCTATAAAAGATTATTTAATCAGTGTTTCCTTGAATCAAAAATTATGTAAATTTTTTTAGAAAAACGCCGAAAAGCAGTAGACAAAATTCATAAGAAGTGCTATACTGACTATGGACTAAGTAAAAATCTCATAATTTTCATAAAGCCATCTTCAAAAATGGTTTTATAAGTGTGTGTATTCACCCTTGAATAGCTTTGCGTTTTTCTCGCTTAAAACTATTTTAAGAGGTGATTTTTTTATGCACAAAGATTTAATTTACAATGCGGATATTTATGTTCGCATATCTCGTGATGACGGGGACAAAGAGGAAAGCGACAGCATAGCCAACCAAAGAGCATTGATACAAAATTACTTAAAGACAAAACCCGAATTTAAGCTACATAAAATCAGAGTTGATGACGGTTATACGGGAGTTAATTTTGACAGACCGGCTTTTACGGAAATGCTTGATGATATTAAATCGGGTAAAGTAAACTGTGTTATTGTAAAAGACCTTTCTCGTTTCGGCAGAAACTACATAGAAAACGGCAAATATATCACAAACATATTTCCGTTTTTGGGTGTACGCTTCATAGCTATAAACGACAACTTTGATACCGGTGGCAGTATCAATTCTTCCGAGTTGACGGTGTTCCATTTCAAAAACATTTTGAACGATGCCTATTGTAATGACATATCTATAAAAGTGCGTAGTCAACTTGACATAAAACGCAAAAACGGTGACTTCATAGGCTCTTATGCTCCATACGGATATTTAAAAGCACCCGAAAACAAAAATATGCTTATCATAGATGAAAGCGTAACCGATATAATACGAAATATTTTCGATTGGAAGTTATCGGGTATGAGTTCTTTAAGAATAGCCGGAAAACTCAACGAACTTTGTATTGCCTCACCTATGGAACACAAAAAGGAACTTGGCATAAAATTCGGCACAGGTTTTCGCAAAAAAATAAAATCCGAATGGACAGCAAGGGCAGTATCAAGAATACTATCAAACAAAGTTTATATAGGTACTCTTGAACAAGGAAAGACCACAACACCAAACTACAAAATCAAAACAAGAGTAAACAGAAATTGTGAAGATTGGTTTGTGTGTGAAAATCATCATCAAGCAATTATAGATAAAGATGTTTTTGAAAAGGTACAAACACTACTTTGTGAGGATACAAGAGTTGCACCGGATAATGATGAGGTATATATGTTTTCGGGCATTGTAAAATGCGGTAAATGCGGCAGTAATCTTACACGCAAAAGCTGTATTTCAAGGAACGGAAAATCACACTATTACTACTATATATGCCTTTCAAACAAGAATAAAATGGGTTGTGACAACAAAATGTGCTTTCCTGTGACTAAACTTGAGCAGATTGTTCTTGAAAGTCTTAATACTCACATTAAAAATTTTATCGAAGTTAAAAGGTTAGCCGATTCTGTTCCCGCTATGTCTTTTAAAACAATCGAAACAAAAAAGTTGGATGTTGAAAAAGATAACTTGACAGAGGCTCTTAAAACATCGGAAAGACACAGTCTTGAACTTTATGAGGACTTCAAATCAAGTCTTATAAGTGAAAAAGAATACAAGGCAATTAAAGAGGTTTATACCGAAAGACAAGAGCAAATTACAACAAGGCTCAACGCTCTTAACAAAAGATATAAACTGCTTACTTCACATAATTGCTCACTTTCAATATATGATAAATTTGATGGTGAAAACGGAATAAAGGAATTAACAAGACAACTTTTGCTGTCACTTATAGATAAAATCCTTATTTACGATAAAAACACCATTGAAATAAAATTCAAGTATCAATTCGAATATGATTTAATGCTTGAACACATCAAATATGCGGAGGTGATGTAGTATGGCAAGAAAAAGCAGAAAGAACATTGAGGCTCAAACTTCAAAACACAGTGAAGAAACAAATAAAACAGCTTTATATTTAAGACTTTCCGTGGCTGACAATGGAAATACAGAAGCTAACAGCATTGAAAATCAACAGAAGTATATTGAAGAAAATCTCTGCCGTTTTGAAAACATAAATGTTGTAAAGATATTTACAGATAACGGATTTTCGGGGACTAACTTCAATCGTGATGCTTGGCAAGAACTGTTTTCGGATATACAAAGCAAAAAAATAAATTGCGTTATTGTAAAGGATTTTTCAAGACTTGGAAGAAACTTTATTGAAACCTCAAATATGATTGAAAAAGTATTTCCTTTCCTTGGTGTAAGATTCATTTCAATCAATGATAACTATGACAGTTTCAGAGATAAATATTCATCCAAACTCATTGAAATATCTTTCAAAAACATAATGAATGAGTGCTATGCACGAGATATTTCAAAAAAGATTATATCCGCAAAAACAGCAAGGCAATCAAGCGGTTACATAACAACAAGCCACATAGCTTACGGCTATAAATTATCCGAGGACAGAAAAAGTCTTGTTATTAACGAGGATACAGCACCCGTTGTCAAAAAAATATTTGAATGGAGATTATCGGGTGTACCAATAGGCGAAATAATAAAACGGCTCAGATTTCTTGCCGTACCATCGGTTGGACAGTATTTATATTTAAGTGGGAAAGGCTATGAGAAATATGCAACCTCCGCTTGGTCAACCGCAAGCATAAAGCATATCTTTGCCGACAAAACTTATGTGGGTGACTTAATTCAAAATAAAACACGAAAAAGAGTTTTTGAGGAAAACAAACAGATAAAAACAAGTTCCGATGAATGGTTTGTGAGAGAAAACGCACATATACCGCTTATTTCAAGAGCCGATTTTAAAAAGGTGCAAGAACTCAAATCAAAGCCCTATATAAAATCAAAGCATATAAATCCTTTGGTGAGTAAGGTTAAATGCGGTAAATGCGGTTATCGTATGACGAGAATGTATAGAGATAACGGCAAAACTTATTGGCATTGTCCAAGTCATCAAACACAACTTAAAGAAAGATGCGGTATTCACATACTTGACAAGGTGTTGTATGATACAATATCAACCACATTGCGTATGTATTCCGATATGACCATTGAAAAACTTTCCGCTATGGATGCAATATACAAGTCCGAAAAGATGAGAAACAAACTGTCCCTGCTTGATAAAGAACTTTGTGACATAAATAATCAGTCAACGGCAATAGGCAATAAGCTGTTGGCTCTTTATGAGGATTACAAGAATAATGTTGTAAACAAACAGGATTATGAATGCATACGCAAAGACTACACCGACAGACACAGTAAACTTGCGGAAAATATTGAAACGCTTACCGCAAAACGGAACACCCTTTGTGATGAAAACAGATTTCGTAAGAAATTGAATAAAATAATTTCAAATACATTCAGCAAAACCAACGATGAGTATATTTGTTCTTTGGTTAAAGAAATCAGAGTATTTTCTTCTGATTGTATTGAGATTGACTTCACATTTCAAGACAGCTTTAAGGAACTTGCAGACTTTGTAAACGGATGGGAGGACTTGATATGAGTTTGACAGCTATGTATTTAAGACTTTCCGATGATGATGCGGATTTTAATGCAACAAAGACGGAAAGCGAAAGTATATCGGGACAGAGGATAATTATCCGGAACTTTATTAACAGTATTCCCGAACTTAAAAATACCGAAATTAAGGAGTATTGTGATGATGGATATTCGGGCGTAAATTTCAACCGACCGTCTGTCACAAAATTACTTGCCGATGTAAAAAGCGGTTTAATAAAGTGTATAGTGGTTAAAGACCTTTCCCGTTTCGGCAGGAACTTTGTTGAAGTCGGGGACTATCTTGAACAGATATTTCCGGTGCTTGGCATCAGATTTATAGCCGTAAATGATAATTATGACAGCAATAACAACGGCAATTATTCTTCAAATATGGAGGTTGCTTTCAGAAACCTTATGAATGAGGAATACAGCAGAGATATTTCAAACAAGGTTAAAGCGGTTAAAGACTTACATAAGAAACAAGGCTTGTTTTTGGGAGGTATAGCACCTTACGGATATAAGGTGGTCAATAAAAGATTGGTTATTGATGAGTATGCGGCAAGTATCGTAAGACAGATATTTAGACTTGCAGAAATGGGTGTGTCTTTTATAAATATCGCAAAGGCTCTCAACGATGAACACATAACACCGAGAGGTATCTATTCCGGCAATGCTAAAAATGTTGTTTATTGGAAAGCAAAAACTGTTTCAAATATTCTTCATAACAAGGTTTACACAGGTACGCTTATAAACAATAAGCAAACAAGTATATCACCAAGGGTTATGAAAAATAACATTTCCGATGATTGGCTTGTGTTTGAAAATCACCACGAGCCGATTATTGACAGCAGCACCTTTGAAAATGTGCAAAAACGCTTTCACAAATTTACAACAAAAAAATGCAACAACATTTACTACGAGGAGTTTAAGAACAAGGTGTACTGCAAAGGCTGCGGACAGCTTCTGCAACGGCACTACACAGCGAATGACTATGTACTCCAAAAAGCCGTTAAATCATTCTATTTCAAATGTGATTACGGAACAAGGGACAGTTGCTGTTCTGATAGAGTATATATCGAAACTCTCAACGATGTGGTTAAAAACGCTCTTAAGGTCTATATTGAGGTGATTGAGGGTAGCATTGATAAGATTACCGCCAAGTATTCAATAACCCAACAACAAGCCGAGAGAACGCTCAAATCCATTTCAGATGAAATAAAGGCTCTTGAGGACAAAATACTGGTTGAATATACCAATTACCGCAGTAACTCAATTTCAAAAGCGGAATTTGTATCAAGACGAGAAAGAATTTCGGATAAGATATTTGTTCTTAACACCGAAAGGGAAAAACTTGAAAAAGAAATTCAACCATCCGAAACATTAACCCAAGCCGAAAACTTAATAACCGAATACAAAAATAACACAATCCCCGATGCGGAATTGATAAAAAGGTTAGTTAAAAAAATCTATATATCCTCCGCCAACGAAATTGAAATCGAGTGGAATTTTGAAGATGTTTTTG